CCAACATTGCGCCATCTTCTGCTGACTTTGTTGCGGTACACCCAAAGCAGTAGGTGTGACCATCGGAGTAGACAGCCGCATTGTCTTTTGAGCCACACTCTTCACAAGGTATGTGGTGCAGCTTCTCGCTCTCTTCTTGTTCCATTTGTTTCCCCTTTCCAAAGTCTTTTACTTAAAATACAGAATGCTTTGGATGCTGTGGCAGGAACGACAGCGTTTCCCAACATCCTAATTCTGTCCACCCTGTCGGCACACCCATCAACCACTCGACCCACGTTGGGTTCAGGTGTCCAGTACACCTCTCTCTTCCCCCCTGGCGATTCACGATCACCGTCAGCAGACTCTCTTGTGTTCCCTTTTTCGTCGGGTCGCTCCTGTTCTGGTAACCCAATCTCGCTTCGTGCGCTGATGGAGTCGGCCAACTCTCGTAACTCTCCACTGCATCTTTCAGCTTCGCTCCGTACCAAGGACTCTCTGGGTCTTTGGAATGTTTTGAACGCCAGTTCCCTTTGACTAATTGAGTTGGATACCTCCCTCCAGTTACATCGAACACTGTTGGAGTAGGCCAAGATGAAAACTCTTTTGCGTAAGTGACTCGCACCAACTTCTCTCGCGCTAAATATTCCTGCCGTTGCTGTGTAATCCAACTCTTCCAATCTACTGAGGACATACTTGAGAACGGGTTCTCCGTCACCTGTTTTACTGGAGATGATTCCTTCGACATTTTCCAAAAAGATAACTGTTGGTTGGCAGGCAATGATTCCTTTAACGATGTCTGGGAACAGGTGTCTTTCATCTTCTGTGGATTGCTTTCGTCCTGCATTTGAAAAGGGTTGACATGGGAATCCACCAGATAAGATGTCCACGCATCCACGAAACTTTGAGAATGGGAATTTTTTAACGTCCGTGAACACAGGGGCTTCATCCAATAGACCGTCTTCAATCTTTTTAAGTAAATTCGCGCAGGCGTAACCCTCGATTTCGACATAAGCGATTTCTCGCAGAGTTGGGAGTACTGTTCGTAATCCCAATCCAATCCCTTCGTATCCACTACAAAGGGAGAGGTGATTAATTGTTTTGGTAATATCCACATTTGCTTTCCTTTTAGGCAATAAAAAAGGGGGCAACCTTTCGGCCACCCCCTCTGCTCTCCTTAACTAACCTATTCAGTTAGCCACTCTTCTGGAATCGTTTTATGCTCATACAGAAATCCGTGCTTGTCGCACCAATGTCCATATGTTGTTTTCGACCCTTTATAGAGTTTGTTGTTGGCATTAGAAAAGACGAACCTAATGTCAATATCTGGGTGTTGCTCACGGATCAACTGGTGCTTCTTGCGGTCTTCTAAGTCAAAGATGCCTTTAGTCTCGACATAAAAAAAGCCACCTTTCTTAGGTAGCTTGAAGTCGGGGGTGTACTTAGCGTTTCGCATTGGCACTTCGTAGGCAATCTTGTCAGTCTCGTAAACTACTGTATGTCCTGCCTGCGTTATCTGCTTACCAATTTTGTCTTCTAGACCAGAACGGTAACCGTGCTTTTGGCCTCTCTCAGAATCGGTCAGCCGTTGCCGTTGATGCCATTGGTTCTTCTGCTGCCGCATCTTCAAAATCCTCAGTCGTTAGTTCCTTGGCGATATAGCCACCATCTACGGCATCGAAACCTTCAGAATCACCACCGCCACCCACTGGGTTAATTACTTGGACTTTGGTTAACTGGAGTGAAATGCCTTTAGAACCACTAACGGAGTAAGTTGTGATGTAGCCACCAACTTTCAGCGTCGAGCCACCCCAGAGTTTGGGGATTTGAGCGCCCTCTAGTACTTCACCAGTACTGTCGTAAATCTTAGGGGCATACTTACTTTTGACTTTCAATACGGTATTGCCTGTTTCTTCATCCTGCGTAAAAGGCATTTTGAATTTGACATTCTTACCGAACTCTTCGACACCAAGGTTGTTGCAGGCATCGATGAGGTCTTCACACGACTGCATTGATAGTGCAGTTTTGTAAACACCTTCTGGATTGAATTGCGTGTCAGGCATATTGAGGTGTGGGTAAACTGCCGTGCCTGTTGGGCTATTGAATTTAACTCTCTGAGCCATCTGGACTCTCCTTATTAATTTTGGTGGTGGGTTTAGTTGTTACTTCTTCGGTTTTAACGAAACACGCAAGACTAATATCTAATCTTTCGGCTTCGTCAATTAGTGGCTCAGGGAATTGCTCACCTCTCGATGCGAGAAGTTTTGCAAGCCCAAGAACACGTTCTCTGGGGTGCATATATTTTATTGCCTATGGTTTTGGTGTTTATTTTTGGTGGGGTACGTTCTAAAGGTCACCATAATTACAAAATGACAGTTTTGTTTAAATTTGACAGGGAGTTGCTCAAAGAGCATGATGCGATTTGTTGATGGTGGGCGGTCTGAGAGCAGTCCTGGTAACGCAAGTTATCAATTTGGACACCCTAGACTCCCACCATCGGCTTCTAACACTACCTAAGAAAAACAATAATCCGAATCCATTATCTCATTTAGAGACAGATTTCCTTTAGTCGGGATAGGTGCGAACTCTGCTAGATCAGGTTCATTCAACTGCTGTTCAGCAGTGGTTTTCAAGTCTTCATACAAGCAACTACCTGAGTACTGCTCTACAAATGTCGCTCTCACGATATCAAAGAGTTGCCATGATTGAGCGCAGGGTACAGAGAAGCTATCGTGAATGACCATGAAGTCTTTTATTCCTGCGTCTACTAGAGACAGTACTGTGCTTGCAAGGTGCGCTGAGTCCAATGAGTGGATGTAGTTAGCCGCAGCAGCCGCCTTTGTCTTAGCCGAACATATCTTAAACTTGTCTTCCCGACGAATAGACATCTGGCCTCTCTTCTTGACCTTGGCTTCTCTATCGTAGAGGTACAGCCTGACCTTCTTAGTGTTCCATTTCGTATACTTCTGGACTACAGGAAAATCAATAGGTGATCGCCACATCGTCGGCTTATTCTCTTTGGACAAAGCAACAGCAACACTCTGGATAAACTCCATGCCTTGAGCCGCTGAAGCGATGACTTCACTCACTGCGGAATAACTTACTTCTGCAAAGAGTTTTGTAGCATAGAACTGAGACTCTGTGTCACCAAATGGGTGGGGCTTACCTCCAACCAATTCAGCATCAGCTAAAGGCTTCATTAGGTCTTGAGTTATTTGATCTGCAAAGCCATATTGGTTAGAGGCATAAGCAAAAGTCATCGCGTTCCTTTTGACTTCAGATCGAGTAACACCATACTTTAACCATAGCTTTGCTGAGACTATGCGGCTTTTGTCTTTCTTCTCTGAGTCCTTTGACACAATTGCAGCCGAAAGTTTTTTAAGCTTAGTGTTCACCACATCAGCACATGTTTGATAAACGTCTTGTGGCTTGTCGGTGGGTATCAAGTTGACCAAAGCACCATCTACTTCGTTGCGTGAAAGCGCACTGTAATGTTGGCATCCACTGTTAGTCCCATCCAGTGCAGGGGGTAAGCAGCAGACATAGCCATCACCATGTTCTAAGAAGTTCACCCACTCGACACAGGCTGCATAGAACTGGAAGGGCTTGTCGGCTGACTTGATAGTCTCTAGCATCGCCACAGGGTCTTGAGCGACCTTTCTGATCATCTCTTCGTTGTATTCTACCCACAACACTCTATCTTCTAGTGACGCTTTAGATATCTTAGACAAGTCACCAGTGTTAGCTAAGTGTATAGCCAACCACGCACAGTTATCTAAGGTTAACTCAGAGCCATTAGCCAACATGAACATAGCTTTGATGTGATCATCTCTATGGTAGCTAAAGTTACTAACAGGATAAAACCTACCTCTGAAGCACATATTCCAGACTAAATAAATCTCACTAAAGTCCTTCAGGTCGTTAGCCGTATACAGGTCTTGAAACATTAGGGCGGCTCTACCATCAATCTCTCTGTTCTTTGCTTTAGTGGCTTTACGCTGAGTGGTTACTCTAGACTTCTCAGGAGTATCCATCGCATCCCATTCTTCTTGGGTAGGACTTGTAGGCATATCAATTGGGAACTGTTGTGGGAACTTCTTGAAAGTCACTGAGTTATCCCAACAGTGTTCTACCAAAGCCAGTACCGCTTTATTGATTTTAAGAGGGACAGCCTGTAGTGCATTCAAAGCTTCAACATAAGGTGGTACACCACCCTCTCGTTTAGACTTTTTAAAGTCGTGTCTAATGTGTTCTTTTTGCTCAAAGCTTCCACTTCTGACAAGTGGCACAAGACTACTTAAGGTTCTATCCAAGTAGCCTCCGTTGTCAACTCCTGTCCAAGGTGTCGGAGGGCAGATCATGGGTGCAAACATTGGCTCTTTCCAGGATGCCTCTGCATCATCTAGCCGTATAGCTAAAGCAGCCTCTGGGGTGAAGCCAACAAACTTCTTGGTTAAGTTAGATGAAAACTCAATGTAGATTTCAAAGAGATCAGAGAACTCTAGTACAGCGTTAACTACAGGTTCTGCACAAGTCTTTATGGATACTTCTAGGTTTTGTGGTGTGAATCTCTTTCCAGTTTTGGCTGATACTTTAGCTACCATTGCCTTGACGGCTTCAAGACGCTTGCGTTCTGTGGAGTGTTCCTTGATGGCTATACGCTCTACGTTCTTCGCAAGTTTCTTATCGTAGCCTCTTAGGGATGCACTCCAGACCTCCAGTTCGACTCTCTTGGCGATTAGTGCAGTACAGGTAGTCAATGTCGCTTTCTCACCAACGGCTCCCATAAAGCACGTTAAGCCGACATAAGCGAGTATGTCAGGGTCTATGTCATTGAGTACTTCAACCCAACGATACGGCTTGCCTGCACCCTTTGCGTTCTCTACTGCTAGATAACCTTTGATACCGTCTGACACCTTCTCTAAGGCATCTTCTATGTAATTGTGATGGGTTGTACTCTTTGCTAGCTGCTTCTGTTTAGACTGTCTGTCGGAGTGTCTAACAATGCCTCCGAATATCATAGAGCCTTCTCTGGCTATTTGGTCTTGTATAGTCTCAGAGTTCTCTGTGTTCTCGTAATCGTGCATCTGTATCCCCTTTCTTTTGGTGTTACCTTCTAAAGGTCACCATTATTATTT